GACGAGAGTTTTCTAAATGTCATATTACCTAACATCTGACCACTAAAAAATAAATTAGGTGTTAAACTTGATCCTCTTTTTGCTCTTACTTTTCTGTAACTTTTAGAATATGGTTTAAATGCTCCGCCTTTAACATTTCTACCTTGTCTAGTTCTATCTTTAATAGCGTTTTGTATAAAAGTAGAAGCGACTGCAATACCTTTAGATGAAGCTCTTGGTATCTTTCTCTTAACTGTATTTAATGCTCCTTGTACTGCTGTAACATCTATTTGTAAATTTACTGTTACCACTATCTAACCAATCTCATAGAATGTACTGCAACTTTTTCAGCGTCAGATATTGTGCTATCATCGTTGGCGTCATACTCAACACCATCTCTTAAAATATCTGCAAATTCATCTTCATACATAGTTCGATAATAACTACCCATCTGTTGAAAGCGATCTTCATCACCTTGCGAATTAAACTTAGTTAATGCAGGACAAATATAATATCCTAATGTTCTATAAACTGTTGCCCTTGTCCATTGTGAATCAGTAAGTAAAGTTAGATCAATCTCTATGCCACCTGCATAGCTTCTGTTTCTAGATTGATTACTGTGATAAACTGACCACCATTTATTTCTAATATCTCTTTGAACATCTGCTATTGCTTGAGTAACAAATGCGTCTTGCTCACCTGTCGATAAACCCATATCACCTATATCTGGCTGATATATAATTAAACTGCTTCTTGTTGCAAATGCCATAATAAAATTCCTTGTAAATAATTAGAGGGGGGAAAAATCCCCCCCCTTTTAACGTTAATCCTATAAAGATTAAAGTATGCTTGAGTCAGCCAATACTTCACATCCGTATGAATCGTGTAGTTCGCCTACGCCATAAACAGCAGTGGCAACA